TAACTCTTCCCTAAGTATTCGTTTACGTAGGGAGTCGTTACACGTGCTATTTCTCTACCGTCTAAGTATACAGGCACAGTTATTGTGAAGCTACCTCCGGTGTATCCTGCATTCGCTAACTTCGATGCTATTTCTTCAGCTATCGAGCCCATAACGAAGTCGTTTAGAGGAAGCACTGCCTCTGGTCCAGACTCACCAACACCGATAATACTAGGTTGTGTGAATATGCCGCCTGTTTTGTACCAGTCTATATCAATGTCTGGGATAGGGAATTTTATCCCCGCTATTGATACTTCTCTTGTACTAAACGTGAAATGCGGAAGTGGTATGTGAAGGTTTCTAAACGGTCTCAGTATCGCATCCTTAACTCTTCCGAACATGTCAGATGCTAGACCTACTAGCCCATTCCACGCTTTACTAGCAGTAGTACTTATGCTATCCCACACACTAGACAGAATACCCTTTAGAGAGCCTATCGGGTCGCTAATAGCAGTTTTTATTCCATTCCACACGGTGCTGGCAGTACTCTTTATGCCATTCCAAGCACTTGCAGCTGTAGTCGCAATTTCTCCCCATAACACAGAAAGGTTGTGCTTAGACTCTCCAATAGCCGTTACTATTGTGTTCTTTATCTCGGTAAACTTAGAAGCCGCACCCATCTTTAACTTATCCCACGTGGACAGCATTTCGCCAGTAGACAGGTTCACATTCTGAATACTTTCTCCAGCCATGTTTGCTATTTCCCTAACGGTTTCCTCATGCATCAACGTCGCTGCCTCAACTGTGCTATCACGCTGCAACTTAGCATTGTTAATAAGCTCATCCCTTGTATAGCCCGTTGTAGCTATTGCCTCATCGCTCATAGCCATAATCGCTTCTACCGTTTTCTGGTATTGCTCGTTTGCGTTCTTTATCGTTTCTTCCTTCTGTGTCAGGCTGTTCTTTATCGCCTCAGCTGCCATCTCCGCTGTTATCTGTCCAGACTCAGCCTTAAGCATTGCTATAACCGCTGCCGCCTTGTCTTTCTGCTCAGAAACAGCCATAATTACTCCATCCCTCTGCGCTTGTACCGTTTGGACTATTTGCTGCCTCATTTCCTCTGTTACCGCTACGCCGCTGCTTTGAAGCTCTCTTATCTTTTGCTCTACCTGTTTGTTTAGTTCTTCTTGGTTAGCTATTTGGTCATTTTTGCGCTTGGTCTCTATCTCGAGCATTTTGGTATATTGGTCATTCGTAATCATACCTGCTGTGTCTCTAAGATACCCGAGCTTATCCACTGTCTCCTGATATTGCTCGTTTATCGCTTTGACTGCCTGTTCCTTCATCCTTTTGCTTTCAGCAATTATTCCATCAGCCATTTCCTTGCTTATGCTTTTCCCCTGAGCCTGAAGTAAGAAGAGGTTGCTCTCAATTCCTTGCGACATCCTAACAATTTCTGCCGTCGTTTCATCGCTCATCGCTTCAACCTCATCTGCTACAGTAGTTCGTGTAATTCCAAAGAAGTCTGTTACTTTGCGTATCGCTCCGCCAATAAAGTCAACCGCAGTTCTAACAGCTTTACTTATCGCATCCCACGCCTGAATAACAAAGTCTCTAAAGCCTTCGTTATTCTTCCATAAATACGCTATTGCCGCAGTAACTCCCGCAATTGCTGCTACTGTCAATCCTACAGGTCCCAACAAAGCAGAAAACCCTTTCGCGATAAGAGGAAGAACCTTTGTAACGCTAACAAACCCGCCTAGAAGTTTTCCCCCAATCAATACTAAAGGTCCTATGGCTGCTGCGAGCCCAGCAACTGCTATAACTGTGGTTTGTATACCTCTAGGAAGATCTCCAAACCACTTCACTAAGTCAGTTATCGCTCTAATCACAGGGGTGATAACAGGAAGCAGGATATTGCCAAGTGTTAGCGCTAACGTCTCAAGCATTGACGTAAGTCCCTGAATAGCTCCGCTTGTGCCTTTCATTTTTGCTTCTGCTACGTCTGCTGCTCCTCCACTTCTAGTAACTGCTTCGTACATTCCATCCCACTTATCGATACCGTCCATAAGCACAATGTTAGCAGCGCGTATAGCATCAGTACCGAAAATAGCACCTAGTGCAGCATTCCTTTCTTCGTCCGTTAATTTGCCGAGTTTCTCGTTAAACAGTTCTATCAATTCGGGTAGCGGTTTCATTTTCCCAGTAGCGTCATATACTTCTAAACCATACTCGTGGAGCGCATCTTCTCCTCTTCCAATAGGATGTATTAAGCGCATGAACATCGACTTCAAGCTTGTACCTGCGTCGCTTCCTACCACACCAGCGTTTGCCATTAAGCTTATCGCCGTTACAAAGTCTTCCACCTTTACTCCAGCCATACTCGCGACTGCACTTCCCATTTGTAACGCATAAGCCATGTCGCTTATTTCACCAGCCGCTGCATTCGCGCTGTTAGCCAGTAAGTCTGCTATCCTTACAGCCTCATCACCAGTGAGACCAAAAGCGTTTAGAGTTTGACCGATTATTTTACCTGCCTCAGCATTGTCCATCATTGCCGCAGCCGCTAGCTGAAGCGTACCCTTTGCCGCTTTGAAGGTATCGTCCACACTTACACCAGCTTTTGCTAATTCGGTCATTGCCTCTCCAGCATCTACTGCCGAGGTAGCAGGAAGTGTCAAGTCTTCGCCGAGTGCAATAGCAACGTCTTGCATCTGCTTCATCTGGTCCGTCGTGGCATTTGTAACAGACTGGAAGATATTTGACATTAGTTCAAAGTCTGAAGCAGCTTTAACCGCAGCGCCACCAGCAAGAGTAATAGGCAATGTAACCCCCAAAGTCATGTTACGCCCTACTGAGGTGAGCTGTTTACCAACGTTAGTGAAGCCAGAAAACTTGTTTTGAACTTCGTTAATCTCTTTACTAAGAAGCTGCATCTTACGGTTAAAGTCATCAATGTTTGCCGAAACCCTTACTACTATGTTTCCTGCGTCTGCCATTTACTCACCTCCAAACATCTTTTTTATTTCTTCCCACTCTTGCTGTTTGTTTTCAATGCGCTTTGGTTTCTTATCTTGTCGCTGCGGCAACAGTTTTGAAGGTGGAACAGGACGTTTAAGTCTGCCCGTGTAGCTGATTATGTACGACACTGCCCAAGCCAACTGGTACATTTGGTCCTCTCGCTGCCAATTCTTCGCCTCAGCTATAAGCGCTATCTCGCTAGGAGTGAGTTCCCAAAATTCTTGTATGCTCACTCCGACCTTGAGGCTTTGGAGGAGGTACTCTCTCCAGTTCCACGTACCTCCCCCTTCCGTGCGTTTTTTGGCTTTTCCTCTTCCGTACCGAAAGCTAAAGCAAAAGCCTTTCCTACCGCATCAGCCGCTGTAGTCATGCCAATTTCATCTATTATTTCTCCAGCTTCATCGATCGTTATGTCTGGTTTCCAATGTATAAGCCCAGCCCTGAATATTTCGGTAAGCAGTCCAATGCTTATTTGGTCCTGCAAAACCTCACCTATTTTAGTTATAGGCATATCTAAGGTCGTCTCCAGCGTTCTCAGTGCCTTGTTATTAAACTTTAATGGGTAGACTTTATCTCCAGATTTTAGTTCATACTCTGCTATCATTTACGCACTCACCTACGGAGCAGGTGTAATAACAAGCGGTCCAGTCCCTTGAAGAGTACCTGTATAGGTCATCGCATCATCGTAAGGCGCATCAATAGGGAAGTCAGTAAGAAAAGCCTTGCCCGAGTACTTATTACCTGCTGGAGTTACCACCTGTACCTGCAATATTTCGTTCTCCATATATGCAGCCTCTAATAGCTTGTATGCTTCATCATCCTCAACCACCAAGCCATCAAAGTCGATACTCCAGTTGCGAATTGTAGGCGCACCTTCGTGCCATCCTAACGAGTCCTTAGATGTAAGGTCTGCCTCATCAACACCTCTGTTTAACGTGGCTCCTCTCTGCCCTGCTACACTCTTCCATTCTGGGATTGCTTCCGTCCCCGTATTTACTTGAATTACAAAGGTTACTCCAGTTACTGCTGGCATATTCCTTTACCTCCTATTTTTCTTGTATTTTGAACCTAAATCTTATGACAGCATGCCTGTATCCGTCAGGGTCTCGTATTACTTCTGTCATATCTAGCGTTGCTACAACCATGTAAAAGCCTTCAAGCACCAACGGCTGCGACGTTACAGCTTGTATAACAGTATCTGTTATTTGTTTTACTTCCATCGCACCGTCGTAGCCGCTCCAGATATGCAAGGTATGTGTTACTTCTTGCCCATTCTCAAGCTTCGTGCTCCAGTCAATTGCTGTGTCTTCGCCAATTGTTACATACGGCATTGCAGCACCTTGTGGCACAGCATCATACACACTGCAACTTAAGGTTTGTGATAACCTGTCATACAGCGCTTTTTGCAGTGCTAATAATGGCGACTTCATGTTGCATTCGTCCTTACAATAATTTCCAGTTCTTTTGCCAACCTTGAGCGTTCTTCTTCAGCTGCAGGTGTCATGTAGGGCCTTGCTCTCATCTTGCGCGTGCCAAATTCAACGAACATTGCATAAGGCATGTGTGGAGCTATCTCTGCTGACATTTCTCCGTACAAGTCAACCGTGATGGAATTTCTGAGTGCACCAGTACGAACAGGGCACCTCCTCTTAGCAGATGCCTGTATCCTAAGAGCAGATGCCCCTATCTCTTCCTTTATCGCTTGCTTTACCTTTTCTGAAATGCTTCCTAGCTTCATTGCAACTGTTTGCTGGCCACTAACGCTAACGTTTATGGTTATCATGTTACTACCTCCGCGCACAGTAATTGTAAAACTTTACGCCGTTCTTCAGGATCAATTACAGCTTCAATTGCAAAGGTTCTATTTCCAAACAGTACTCTCATTTCTGGTTTTACCCCAGCTAAATATCTCATTGTTATTCTATGCGTAAGTTCAGCTTTTACCTGCTGTGCTGCGTACAGTTCCCTACCATTAAGCGGTTCAACTGATGCCCAAACAGTTGCAACATCTTGCCACGTACTGGTTACACCGCCGTATCCATCAGGAAGTGTTACCTTGTTTTGTATTGTTACCCGATGCCGTAATTTACCAATATTCACAGCTGAAACACCCTGTACGGTTTAAGCAGCTCTCGTGCCTCTGGTGATACTCCACCAGTTTCTCTGTTCTCATACAGCCCAGCCACAGTTATGAGTATCGCTTGCCTAATATCACGCGGAACGCTCTGAGGAGTGTCGCCATATCCGGCAGTGTATGTAATTACAATCCCACTTGGAGTTACAGAGTAAAGAGGAGTTAGACAGTATAAAGTATCTTCTGGCAGCAATGTGTATTTATCTTGTGCCACTGTTACCCCGTCGACTACAACAGACTCAACCATCTGTACCGGAGGATAAGGAAGAAACACCCGTTCTGCTACTGTGCGAGTCCTCATTTCCCATGTCTGTGTTATAAACGAGCGAGCTGTGTACTTCTCAGCATAAAGCCTTGCAGCAGAGATAAGAGACTCTAGTAAAGTGTTTTCCTCATCAATATCAATTCTGAGGAATATTTTTGCTTCTTCTAGTGTTATCGGCTCTATGCTTGGAGGTGTTATCAGCTTCACTGACATCCTCTTTCACCTCCGATGGCCCGTCTAAACTCTTATCCTGTTCTGCGACCCCTGCTAATATCCACGCTCTAGCTGTTTTCTCATCAATATCGACAACTGCTCCAGCATTATAAACACTACCGGCAATTCCCACTGAGTGGAGCATCCTAATTCTCACATTGTTCACCTTTCTAAACTACCTTAATGTGTAGAACTCTCAGTGCATTTGGCCTAATTATTCCGCCACCTACTCTATAATGTGCTCTGAAGCCAACAAGTCCAGACTCAGCGTAAAGTTCAGTTAAGCGCTGAATGGTTATGCCGAGTCTATCGAGTATTCTATATCCGCTGCGTAAGTCGCCGAATATTGCCACATCAGCTGCCGTAGTTCCAGTTGGGATGGAAGGAATGTCTTCCTGGTTGTACACTGGGAACCCGGCAAAGGTGTTCGGTCTACCCGCTTGGAGAGAAGGCTGCCATAGGTACTGATCATTAGTGTCCTTAAGCAGCCTTAACGCTAGCTCAGTCTGAGAGTTAACAAGCAGTACTCCATTCCTTCTATATTGTGCCGGTACAGCGTAAATAAGAGACAGAATGTCGTCTGTGGTAATACCTTTTACAACCGTACCATCTATTTTCTGCACATCAGCCGATGTTAAAATGCCTTGTGGTTCTTGACTGTCATGTCCAGCACCTATCACAAAGGCCCTATCTTCAGCTTCTGCAATTGCTCGTGCAAAAGAGTCAACGATCAAGCTTTCAAGCGCAACGTCGGTATCCATCAGCTCGTCTTCACCTATTTTTACTAGACCATAAAGGTCTTCAACATAGTGATATTCGTCACTTGGCAGAAGATACGAGTTTGGTTCTGCAAGTGGAGTCGTGGAAGTTTCTAATTTGCCCCACCCTACCTGCACCTCAGTTAAGCTACGCGATCTGATCCTGTCCGAACGCACTTGTCTAACAGTTGCAAGGCCACGTATTACGGAAATACGCGGTAGCTCTCTGTATACCTCTGCCTCTAATTCCTCAGGCACAAGTATTTGCCCAGCCGTATCCTCTACTAATTTCTTCCGCTCAGTCGGTTCGAGGCCCGCCTTACCTTCGCGCAGAAATTTGAAAAATACCGACTTGTTTTCGCTGTTTTCAGCAACGCTGTCAGCTACTACCGGTCTCTTGATCATCGTTTCCAGCTGTGCAATGCGCTCGTTTATTTTCTTTTCAAACTCTTCAAACTCAGCCTTTGTGTAGAGCCCCTGTTCC